CGTAAAAGAAGATATGGAGTACAATACTCTGTTTCGTTTTATGTTCGGTGACTTGACTGAATCTATCCTCATGGCAGTGATGCAAGAAGCTGGCGTTGAGATTGTAGACTACCAGCGACAGGTCGAGTTAGACATCGGTGGGGAGAAGATGAAGGGAACCCTCGACGTAATCTTGCGAGATGAAACAGGTCAGGATAAGGTCTGGGATATCAAGTCTGCAAGTGACTGGGCATTCAATTACAAGTTCACTGGGATGGGTGGCTACGACAAGCTAAAAGAAGACGATCCTTTTGGATATCTGATGCAGGGGTTCTTGTACAGTGAAGCCGTCGGTTTGCCGTTCGGTGGATGGATTGTTGTCAACAAGTCAAGCGGTAAGGTTGCTGTCGTAGATGTACCGGATTGGTCACAAGAGGACAAAGCAGACTACTTGAAGGATGCTGCGGAGCGAATCAAGTTCCTCAACAACCCAGACGTGAAACCTTTCAAGCCATACAAAACTATACCAGAGACTTACAAGAACAAAGGTGAGTTGGTTTCGACAGGTAACAAGTTGCTTCCGCGTGAGTGCAATCTGTGCGGATACCGGCATCATTGCTGGCCTAAAGCTATCTTGCATAGCAGGGTAACTTCACGAGCAAAGTCGCCACCACAAGTATGGTACTCTACTTTGAAGAAAAAGGAATTGTAATGCCGTTTCTATTCGTGAAGAACTATGAGGTAGAACTGATGCACATGAATAAAAGTTTGTATCACATCTACATCGAGTCTGCTAAGAAGAGTGGGGGAGAACGGCGGGTCTGTCAGATGCGTATACATTTGAACGGCCTGCCTCTCACACTTGTCAACAACTATAGTAAAGAAGGATCGTTACATGCAGATACTGAGGTGCGGGACATAGAAACTGTAGAAGAAGAATTACAAAAAATAAGCAGAACCTCTCACGCTGGAGCCTATGTATGTGTGCCGATGCACCCTTTAACAACAGAACTTACAAACATCGAAAGACTATCCCCCAAACTGGCAGGGTATCTGATAAAAAGATTTCAATCGATTGGATTAGAGTTTTGAAAAAAGCAGGATATAGGTCACAGTTTGAGTTGAACATTGCTCGAACCTTAACAGAAAACTCTGTACCGTTTAAATATGAGGAAGAACGGTTTAAGTACATACCCGAACCTAGACATTATACTCCAGACTTCTACCTAGAAAAGTCAAAGATATATGTAGAAGCAAAAGGACATCTGACTAAAGACGACAGAGTTAAAATGCTGCTAGTTAAAAAGCAACATCCTAAGTTAGATATCCGATTTGTTTTCCTAAGAGCATCGAATAAGATTTACAAGGGCAGCAAGACAACGTATTCTTCTTGGTGTGAACGACATAAATTTATATGGGCAGAAGGCTCAATCCCTACAGATTGGTACAAGTAATGACTATTGATGATGAAGAACTTCAGAAGAATGTAGAAATGATGTCGCTTTTGCCTGATCGGTATTACATTATCTTGCGTTCAACAGCGGAGAACGAATTTACTTTGTCCGCCTACGACACAACAAACAAGACGTACGAAACCGACGAGGACTTCGATTCGGCAATGGTCATGCAGGAAGGTGTCCTTGACATGGTTCGTATGCACACAGAAGAGTTATTCGACAGAGGCGTGGCTTCTATTGAGTTTCGTTTAGCTGCAGAAGAGATGATCGAAGAGGCCGGAGTAGAAGACCCTCGCATCACAAAGACTGTAGAAGGCAACGTAGTTAGAGTAAACTTTGGGACAGAACAATGAGATTAGATGAGTATCAGATGAGAGCAGAGGATACTGCTATATACCCAAACGAGTATTCTATCGTATATCCTGCGTTGGGTTTGACTGGGGAAGCCGGTGAAGTTGCTGACAAGGTAAAGAAGATTCTTCGTGACGGCGAACCTCATCTTTTCTATAAGGATGATATTGCAAAAGAGTTAGGCGACGTGCTATGGTACGTTGCAATCTTGGCACGAGACTTGGGCTATAGCTTAGAAGAGATTGCACAGACAAACTTGGATAAGCTAGAAGACCGTAAGAACCGTAGCATGTTGAAGGGCAGCGGAGACGACAGATGAGGCACGAAGAACGCATGAAGTATTTGGAAGAGATGGAACAGGCCGGTAAGATGGCCTATGGGGGAGTAGATATTGTCAATAATCCGCCACACTATAATCAAGCAGGTATCGAGTGCATTGACGCAATCGAGGCGGCGTTGTCTCCCGAAGAATTACGAGGATACTACAAAGGTAACGTCCTCAAGTACACGTGGCGAGAAAGATACAAAAACGGAGACGAAGACATCTCCAAAGCCCAGTGGTACGCAAACCGACTATTAACAATTAAAAACCGACTAGAGAAGGAATAAAAACATGAGCAATATGCTGCCTACACCATACCAACAATTCATTCACAAATCACGCTATGCCCGTTGGATCGAAGACGAGCAGCGCAGGGAGAACTGGGATGAGACTGTATCCAGATATGTTTCTTTTATGGATTCTTACGTGCGCGACAAGCACGGCTACAAGCTGGATAGTTCACTGAAAAACGAACTAGAAGAAGCTATCCTAAACCTGCGTGTCATGCCTTCTATGAGGGCTATGATGACTGCCGGTGACGCCTTAGATCGTGATGCAGTGTGCGGCTATAACTGTAGCTACATTCCAGTGGATAGCCCTCGTGCGTTCGATGAATGTATGTACATTTTGATGTGTGGTACAGGTGTAGGTTTTAGTGTGGAGAGAGAAAATGTTGACAGGCTTCCTGTTGTATCTGATAACATGGGCGATTCTAGCACAGTTATAAAAGTAGGCGATAGCAAACCCGGATGGGCAAAAGCTTTGCGCGAACTCATAGCACTTCTATATGCTGGTCAAATTCCTCAGTGGGATGTTTCTGGCGTTCGTGCTGCGGGGGAACGTCTCAAGGTAATGGGTGGTCGTGCAAGTGGGCCACAGCCTCTTGTTGATCTTTTTAACTTTACAGTAGAGATATTTAAAAAGGCACGTGGTCGCCGTCTGTTTCCAATTGAGTGCCATGATTTGATGTGTAAGATTGGTGAGATCGTAGTTGTAGGGGGTGTTCGCCGCTCTGCTCTGATTAGCCTATCTAACTTGAATGATGATCAGATGGCACATGCCAAGTCAGGTATGTGGTGGGAATCTGAGCCACAACGTGCGTTGGCAAACAACTCAGTGTCTTACAAGACTAAGCCTGAGATGGGTACGTTCATGCGCGAATGGCTTGCCTTGTATGATAGCAAATCTGGTGAGCGTGGTATGTTCAACCGTGAAGCAGCGGACAAGCAGGTTGCTCGTAACGGACGGCGTGAAACAGGGCACATGTGGGGAACAAACCCGTGCTCAGAAATCATCTTGCGGGGTTACCAGTTCTGTAACTTGTCTGAGGTTGTTGTTCGTGAAACTGACTCCCTAGAGAGCCTTAAAGATAAGGTACGCTTGGCAACCGTCTTGGGAACCTTGCAGTCCACCCTGACGGACTTCAAGTATCTTCGTAACATCTGGAAGAAGAACACAGAAGAAGAACGTTTGCTAGGGGTATCCTTGACAGGCATCATGGATCACCCAGTTCTATCTAAGAATGTGGATAGCAAGCGGTGGTTAGAGGAGATGCGTGAAACTGCTGTCGAAACAAACCGACGCATTGCAGAAGAGATTGGTATTCCAGTCAGCGCAGCCATTACATGTGTCAAACCATCGGGTACTGTCTCTCAACTTACAGACTCTGCCAGTGGCATCCACGCACGGCACAACGATTACTTTATCCGTACTGTTCGTGGTGATAACAAAGACCCCTTGACACAGTTCTTGATTGAATCTGGTGTGCACAATGAACGTGACATGATGAAGCCAGACTCTACCACTGTCTTCTCGTTCCCAATGAAGTCGCCAGATGGTGCCGTCACACGGACACAGATGACAGCTATTGAGCAGCTAGAACTGTGGAAGACGTATGCCT